GTCTGTTGCTTTTTTACAACCGATTTTTCAAGTTTTGCCATGGTCACATCTCCTGGACTGTGTTGGTGTAGCGGGACAAGAGCCTGGGCTTGCGATGCTGCTCGTCGAGGATCATGGGGACTGCGTGAGTCCATGATATTGAATGATGGATTCTCCGATCATCACGACCCATTTCGGCAATGCTGACGCATGAAGGAGCGTAGAGAACGCTGTAAAAACTCTTGACGTAGGTTCCGAGGTCGAGGTAGATCTCGGTCAAGCCGCCAGCGTTTGCTTGAGTTTCCTTCTGCCAAAGGCGAAGCCTCGGGACGGTCACAAAAAGATGGCCACGGCGACCCCATTCGACGTACATGTTGACGTCCTCGTTGATGCGCCCCATGAACTTGACGGGCCGGTCAACTCGAAACAAAAAGGAGTTCATGACCTTGCGGCTGAATTTCCCCTTCTTGATGTGCTTGACGAAAGTGCCTTCGCCGCCACCGATGAAGTCGCCGCCCTGGGACATGGCCACGGAGTGTGCGCCGGATTCGTCCATGAAGTCGCAGAGGGCAAAGAGGAGGTCATCGAGCTTCTTGGTGTAGATGTCTTTCGTGATGTATTCGTCGTCGTTGTCTGTGGCATAGCCAAAATAACTGTAATCGTCATCAAGCTGCCAGAAGTGGGTGAGCCCGAGATCGGCTGCAATCTTGAAGTTTTGATTGCGAGCGTAGACGACGCTGTTGCGCTTCTTGAGGTTGTCGCCGCTGTCGGTGTTGTCGATGGCCTCTTGCTTGTTGAAAACGATCACGGAGTCGAGGCCGTAGAGCGCCAGGTATTGCTTGATCTGTTTGTCCTCGTCATCGCAGACGAGGTAGATCTCACCGGTGTATCCGTGTTTGCGGAGGGCTTCGTAGGTGTAGACGCAGTTCGCCCTGCCGTGAGTGAGGATGAAAACTGCGAAGCGCCGTTCTTCGGTGGTCATTGGTCGCCGCCCTTCTCGCTGGCGTAGATCTTCCCCATGGCCTGGGAGAGCTTGACGTAACCGCCCGAGATGGCTTTGTCGAAGTCGATGATGACGAGGGCGCTTTCTTCCATGAGCTGCTGCGTGTCTGGGTCTGCGTGGGCGTAGAACTCTGCGATCTGCTCAAAGTCGAAGCGGATGTGCCTGGTGGCCGCCAGCAACAAAAACTCTTTGACCTCTGGCGCCAGGTCGTTGTTTTGGTGGATCTGGGCTGTCAGCTGGGTGTACTTGGCCGGATCGTAGAGGGCTGCTGTAGGTGGGCAGTCGCCGGTGGGTTGGTAGATGGGAGCGTCGATCTTCTTGGTGTATTTGCTGGTGTCGGCATCATCGTCTGGGTCTTTTGGCATGAGGGCTGCGATTTCGTCTTTGCTGAAACCGATCAAGTCCATGCCGAAGCCGAGGCCTTGCAGCTCTGTGAGCTCGAGCGCGAGCATTTGCTCATCCCAGCCTGCGTTCATGGCCAGCTTGTTGTCGGCAATGACGTAGGCGCGTTTCTTGGCATCGCTCCAGCCTTTGGCCACCATGACAGGGACTTCGGTCATCTTTAGGCGTTGGGCTGCGAGGGTGCGACCGTGGCCGGCAATGATGCTGCCGTCCTCATCCACCAGAACAGGGGTGGTCCAGCCCCACTCTTTGATGCTGGCTGCCAGCTGGCTGATCTGTTCGTCGGAGTGGGTGCGGCTGTTGCGTGCGTAGGGCGTGAGTTTGTCGATGCTCCAGCGTTCAACCTTGTCAGCGGGATTGTGGGTTTTTGTGGTCATGCTGCATTGTCCTTCATGTTTTGGATTCGCGCCAGCTTCATGGCATCTTTGAGGTCGAGGCGGAGTTGCTCGTTTGCTGCCTGCTCGTCTTGAAGTCTGATGTAGACCTCGGTGGCGAACTTGGCCAAGGTGTCGTGTTGCCAGGTTGCAAAGTTGGGGGTTTCTCTTTGTTTGGTCATTTGAATCTGCCTGTGGATAACTTTTTTGATGGTTGGCTGGGTTGGTTGGTGTCAGTTCGCGCTGCATCGGTCGGTAACAGGTAACCCCATCTAAAGATGGGGGTTACCGAAAGTTACCGAAAACCGCTGTTTTTGCCCCTGGTAACAATTACGTTTTTTTACGTTACAGTTACCAGTTACCGCAATACTGCCTGTGGATAACTTGTGGATAACTTTGCTCATGGCATTGATTTCCGGATCAGCATTGCGCTGGCCTGAACTTGGTCGATGACGATCCAGCCATGTTCAAAGGCCTCGATGATTTGTGCTGTGAGCAGGTCTGCGATGGGTTTTCCTGGCACGCTTGGCTTGATGTATTGCTTGGCTGAGGCTTCGCTGACGTCCAGCTTTTGCACGAAATAGTCCATGATGGCCGACCGGCTGATATAGGGTAAACCATTACGTTCTTCAGCACCTGATGACCACCAAGCGTTTTCAAAGGTCTTGCGATGGGTGTCCAGCTTGCTGTCTTTTCTGTCGGCTTTGACTGGTGCTGAGGCCTCCACAACCACGGCGCTTGTTACTTGCTGGTCATCCTCATCGCGCCAGCCTAAGATCTCGACTGTGTGAAGTTCCACGAAAACGGTCTCGGCAAGTTCTGCGTCTTTGGACTTGCGCTGGACGATTTGCATGGGCTGGTCGTCTTTGCCTGGGATGATGCTGATCTCGATGTCGAGAGCGCCGCGCCATGCTGATGATCCCCTGGCCCTGTGCTGGGCTTCGTCTGACACGCCGGTGTGGTGCACCAAGATCACTGAGCAGTTGAATTCCATCATAAGGGCGTTGCAGGCATCCAGCATGGTCTTGGCATCTTGGGCTGAGTTCTCATCGCCTTGAAGGAAGCGGTGCAGGGTATCGACCACGATGACGCTGGGGCGCTCTTGGAGAATCCTGACCTGCTCGACCACCTTGAGGTAGCCGGTGGGGGTGTTGAGATCGCAGCCGTCTTTGGAGAGCCACATCTTGAGCTTGCCTGCTTGATGGTGGTGCTTCCAGGCTGCGACCCTGCCACGCAGACCGTGATGGCCTTCGCCTGCGAGATACACCACATTGCCTGGCCTGACCTTGTGGCCTGACCAGTCCTCGATGCCACTGGCCATCCTGAGACACCAGTCCAACACGACAAAGGTCTTGCCGCCGCCGCTGGGCCCATGGACCATGACCAAGGCCTGGGACTGAATCCACTTCTTGACCAGCCAGCTGATGGGGGAGGGCTGGGAGCAGAAGTCATCCGCCGGGATGAGCCAGTCATCATGGGAGGGCATGAGGAGGCTGGCCAAGTCGTGCCCTGCTTGGGCGTAGTCGTTGGCGTCCATGCCCTCGATGGGTGGGATGACGACTTTGGCCCCGTATTTTGCGCTGGCCTGGTCTGCGTAGCGCTGGCCGACGCCGTGTTTGTCATGGTCTGCCACGATAACGATGTCCTGATTTTCACCGTACATCTCGCGCAGGCTGGCTGTGACTGGCACTAAGCTGCTGGCGCTGTAGGCCACGATGCAAGGGCGGCTGGTGGTTTCGTAAATTGTCGCAGCTGTGGCAAAGCCTTCTGCCACATAGAGCGTGCCTGGTTCGTCCATTGTGCCGACCATCCAGAATTTGCCGCCTGATTTTCCGCCTGGGTGGTAGAGCTTGCCACCGTCCTCGTCAATGTATTGCAGGGTGCTGAGTTTGCCCTCTTGATCGTAGAGGGGGACCATCAAGCGCCCGTCCCCGGTGATGCGCACGCCATGGGTCTGGATGCCTTTGCGCTTAAGGTAGGGATGATCGGGGTGAGCTGCGCCGCCACTGAGCCAGATCTTCTCAACTGTCTCGCTGGCGACTTGGTGCTGGCGCTCTTGTGCAGCTTCGCGCAAGACCTTGGACTCATTGATGCGCCTTGCGTGGGCCATCTCTTCAAACTCTGTGAGCTTGCGGCCAACGTCTGCACGCCATGTGACTTCCATGCCCATGCGCCAGCAACCAAACCGGCCTGCTGGGATGCCATCCCCAAAAACCAGATACCAGCCTGGCTTGTCGATGCCTGGCGTTCCCTTGGTTCCTGACTTGAAGCGGTGGATCTTGCCGTCCATCAGGATCTCGTCTGGTGGTTCTAGGCCTGCTGCACGCATTGCATCAATGAGCTGTGCTTCTGGTGGTGCAACCAGTTTCTCTGGTGGTGGTGCCCATGGGCCGCCGAGGACTTTGGAGAGGTCAGCCATTGACTGTTGCCTCCTGCCTGCTCAGGTAATCGCTCAGGGCTTTGACCGTCTCATAGAGGGGTTTGGATTCCTCTTGCATGAAGCGGTAGACCGTGGCCGGATGCACGCCTGCATTTTCAGCCACCCTCTTGAGATTGGCATCTTCCAGCCTTTTCTTGATTTGCTCAACAGTCATCATAATTTGCACCTCTGTAAAAATATTTGCGGGAGTGCTTGAACTATACCCGATTTTGTGTTTACAATGCAAGCACACCACAAACAGATTCCCTGACAGTGGTGCAAACAAGAAGGAGAGCCAATCATGGCGATCAATTTGAAGACGACCGGAGGCTTGACAGCCAATGGTGTGAAGTTGTTGGTTTATGGGCAGGCTGGGGCTGGCAAGACAACGCTGGTCAAGACTTTGCCGAATGTGGTGGTGCTGAGTGCTGAGGGTGGTTTGTTGTCCATTCAGGACGCTGATCTGCCCTACATTGAGATCGCCAGCATGGATGATCTGCGCGAGGCTTATTCCTGGCTGACTTCCAGCGAAGAAGCTGGCGGATTCCAGTCGGTGGCCCTGGACTCGATCAGCGAGATTGCTGAGGTATGCCTGAACACTGAGAAGAAGGCAAACAAAGATCCTCGGGCCGCCTATGGTGCGATGCAGGAGCAGATGGCCGACATCATCCGCGCCTTCCGTGACCTGCCTGGCAAGCATGTTTACATGAGCGCGAAGCTGGAAAAGACGCAGGACGAGATGGGCCGTGTGCTGTATTCGCCCTCTATGCCTGGCAATAAGACTGGCCAGGCTTTGCCTTACTTTTTCGATGAGGTGCTGGCCCTGCGGGTCGAGCGCGACGCTGAGGGCGTGACGCAACGAGCCCTGATGTGCGACTCGGATGGCCTGTGGCTGGCCAAGGATCGCTCGGGCAAGCTGTCAGGCTGGGAAGCCCCAGACCTGGGCGCGATCATTGCCAAGATCGGGGGCAAAGCATGATGCAGCCCGACTTGAAAGAACTGTCGCGCCAGTGGATGGTGCACAAGGCTGACGAGGAAAAGGCAACCGGCGAGCGCCGCAAGATCGAGGACCAGATTGTCAAGCTGTTGGCTGTGGCCGAGAACTTCGAGGGCACTGAGACTGCGGAGCCAGAGGGCTTTGTGGTGAAGATCTCTGGCCGCATTGATCGCAAGGTCGATGGCGACAAGGTGCAGGAGCTGGCCGCCGAGTTTGGTTTGACAGACCACTTGGCAAAGCTGTTCCGATGGAAGCCCGAACTTAATATGGCGATCTGGAAGGCGACAGACGCAACGATCACTGGGCCTTTGGCCGGTGCAATTACGGCCAAGCCTGGCCGCCCATCTTTCAAAATCACCCCCAAGGAGTAAATCATGGCATTTTTAAACGAAGCATTTGACGTCAATGAACTGCCCCAGGGCACTGGTGGCGACTTTTCACCCCTGCCAGCTGGTTGGTACACCGTGACTATCACGCAGGCCGAGCTGAAGGACACGAAGGCAGGAAATGGCCAGTACATCAAGCTGCGCTACGACGTGACGGGCCCGACCCACCAGGGCCGTGTGGTGTTTGGCAACCTCAACATCAAAAACCCAAACCAGAAGGCTGAAGAGATTGGCCGCCAGCAGCTGGGGGACATCATGCGTGCGATTGGCTTGGCCAAGGTCACGGACACCGACCAGTTGATTGGCAACAGCCTGTCGATCAAGCTGGATGTGAAGCAGGACGCGCAGTATGGCGCCAGCAACGAGGTGAAGGGCTTTAAGTCTATGTCTGGAAGTGCTGCACCATCTGCGGCTGCTGTGCCGCCTTTTGTGAAGCAGGCCGAGGCTGCTCAGGCCGCGACCGCGAAGGCTGCGCCGCCTTGGGCTAAGAAGTAAGCGAAAAAAATGCCCAGGCTGTTGAAGGCCTGGGCAAATTCTCAAAGGAGAGACAACATGAAGATTCCCGAGTCAGAGCATACCATCCAAGCCTTGATTGATAAAGCGCATGAAGCCAAGAAGGAGGAGCCGCGCCCTCACATGGGGGCCAGTGGCCTGGGCCACCCTTGTGAC